CTTCAGAATGTAATGGGCAATTCAAACTACTTTCGCCTACAAAGGCCATAAATTCACCGTCATAATTGTTTCTTAGGCTATCAGATAACCGGGCTAACATTTTCATGTACTGACCTCTGCGATTCGCAAAACTAACAACGCATTTTTCTTTATTCATATTTTGGGTTTTATTTGTTGCTTATAAATTTATAATGATAAATAGGCTCGTTGATTAACGTTTCTGTTTTGAGTAATGGGAAAAGCCTTTTTGAGTATTCAAAGTCCTCTGCGTGGCTAATTTCAGGGAACATAGCTTGCAATGCTAATTCACGTTTTACTGGGCTTATGTGGTTTGGTGTACGGTAATAAACGTTGTTTTCTTCATGCCAATGACCGTATTCTTTTGAAATAAACCATTGCTTTTCATTTTCACCGTTTGTGGTTATAAATCCGTTTATACCTATACAATCGCAACCCGATTTGCAAGCCTCTAAAATAAGTGAAAGATAGTTGTTTGATATTTCGTCATCGTCGTCAATAAAAACTATGTATTCACCTTTAGCGTACAATAGCATCTTATTTCGCTTTACACCGATGTTATAGCTCATTTCGTTATCAAATATAACCTCTACCTCGGAAAATATATTAAATGCGCCCTGTCGCCTTAAATTGCTTTCTAATTCAACGTATTGATTATACCTTGACGGCATTGTTGCAATAAGTATAGATAAAGTTAGTGCCATACTATTTCATTATATTGAATTAATGGATTTTCTATGCCAAAATTGTTTTTGCGATGTTCGTTTAAAATCATATCGCCATGTGCATAAGTCAAATCATTTTTTTCATTGATTGCGTCTTTTTGTGATTTGCCAACACTGTAATGATTATGTGTAAACATCAAAGGTAAATTAATAAACTTACCTAACATTAATCCTACGGCTGTTAATTCTACATCGCAACCCATGTGTATATAGTCGGGCTGATAGATATAACCAAACCTGTTGTAAAACATTCTATCCATAATCGGCAATGTGATAAGTGTTTTTTGGATGCCGTCTTGGGTTTTAACTACAAAGTCTGATTTGTCTTTTAATGCTTCTAATAGTAATGTGTCCCAATGTTCGGGACAATCAAAGTCATCTGATATAACAATTATTATTTTTCCTTTTGAAATTTTAGCAGCTTTATTAATTGCTTCAATTGCTGTTTTATTATTAGATTGAATTACATCACAAGGTGTCGCCCATGATTTATATTGTTTTATTTCGCTTTCACTATTATCTAATGATAAAATGTATTCAAATTTATTATCAGCCTTTGATAACCAAGAATTATATGCTAAAAACGCCTCAAATGGCCTGTTTCTACTTGGGTGTATAACGCTTATCTTTGGTGTCATGATTAATGTATTAATTCGTTGCCACAATCGCCCCGCTTTATTTGAGCGTTGTTTACAATCAGTTCGTTTACAAACTTATAAAAAAATTAACATAATAATTTCAAAAGATTGTGAATGTAATTATATTCCTGCCGCTTTACACGTAATTGAAGTAATCCCCGACAAATCAAAACCTTATTTCTACGATTTGTATTGCAATGAATTAAAATCTCTTGTTACAAAAGGTTGGTTTCTATTCTTAGATGAAGATGACTATTTAGCCTATAATGACGTGTTAGAACGCTTACCGCTTGATAATTTAGCTATACTTGTACAAATCAATCATATAGGGCATATTACCCCTTTAAAAGAAAACTTTGGCTTTGGTCAAGTTGGTATGAGCAATTTAATTTTACATCACTCATTAAAAGAATTAGCACATTTTACAGGTGAAGATCATAACGACTATCATTATGTAAAAGAAGTGTGTGATAAAATAAAACCTGTTTTTATTCCAATGGTAGTTGTTGAGTGTGACAGGCGTGGGCTTGGTGCTTAACTTTGATAATTTGGTGGCCTGGTTGTTGGGTCATACCCTGTATTATTCATTGTGGTTAATGTTATAGTCAAATTAACCCCGCAAGCGTTCATGCTAAATCTATTATAAATAGGCAATGATTTGTATTTTATATTTGATTTGATTTTAAAGAACCTTGCCGAATAAGGCGTTTCCCTGAAGTATTGAAGTTTAATTAAAAATTGCTCGAGTAAGTCTTGCGCCTGCTTTGTTGTTATTTCGTTTTGCGTTGTATTGGTGTCGATGTCTGCTATTGCATTGTTAGGTTGAAATAGAAACTCCATATAAAGCTCATACACATCATTTACGGAGTTTGTTATTTGACCTTGTAAAGTTACCGGCTTAATGTTATAAAGTAGCACACAAGGCAGCGGAGTGCTATCTATTGCCACGTTTATCTCATTCTTTGTGCCATAAAGGAAGTTTGGGGCTTGTGGAACTCCATTAACAGTTAATACCAACTGTTTTACAACTTCATTTATTTGATCTTTTATCATGTTTTAATTTCTAAATACCGTTTGTTAAATTCCGCTTCCTCTTTATTTAGAAGCATCTTTAAAAAATATTCGTCGTATGGCAAATTTAGTATTTTATTCCATTTAAGAACATCTCCACCCGCTAATGAGTTTACTGCGTTAATGTACGTGAATTTTTCAAATTTCTTAATGCCAGCTTGTTGTTCAGCTTTACTCGGAACGCTTTTAAGAGCGACATTTTCGGTTTGTATAAGTTGTTGTAGTTCAAAAAAAAATACCGTGCTATAGGTAACGCTTGCTCAACTGATAAATCTAAAATGGTTTCCTTAAACTGTTCGGCTTTTTGTACTGAATAATCGTTACCTGTTACCCTACAATAAAAGTAGTGAGCTAATATCTCGGCACACACATCTAATGACGGGTTAAAATTATCTTGCCAATTATCCTCACCGTATATTTTGATATGCCTATTAATTTCGTCTGATATTAAATCACGTGATGCTAAAAATGCCCCCGCCGGTTCGATAGATAAGTTTTTAATAACTTTTACTTTGTTTTCTTTCGTTACCGTAAATACTCCAAACCTTTTTGATTTACGATGTCCAAACGTAATGTATTCGGGTATTATCTTTCGATCGTATTCGTATTTTGTATTGTGAAATAGGCTTAATAAACGTTCTCGCAAATCTGATAAATCTTGTACATCAACAATGTTATCCGCAATCCTACGTGTTAAATCTGGCATTATAGGGTCAAATTCCGCTTGTTCCCTTTCTTCATCCGTCATGTTTTCCGATTGTATCATTTGGCGCATTGTGATGTCTTTCAAGGATTGCGGTATTTTAACCTTTACCTTCCCGAAAGTTGTAGTAAGCGTTTTTATAATCATTTAATCAAATTATTATTTCAAAGTTAGTTATTTTTTATTTTACCTTATCGTATTCGCTTTCAAAGGATGGTATTATGCTTGGTGGCATCCATGATTTACCGCTTTGGGTATAGCTTATTTTTAGCTTAGATAATGCTACATACCTCAACGGGTCAATTAGGTGGTTAAAACTATCAATAGGGACATTTAGTGTTTTACCTTCCCTGTCTTTTTTCCAAACGTATTTGGATAACTCTTTTCTCAAATTGGTACTATTCTTTGTGACGTTTATTTTATACCTCTTTAAAATATCTATTGAGGCTTTAATGCTATCTGGGCCTTTTTGGGCCGGTAATATGTACCACCCTTGCCTCTTTATTTCTTCGATACTTTTGGGCTCTGCACTATCTGCGATTATTTCTTTGCTTTTTAGTACGCCCAACACTTTCATTTCATTTGATATATCCTGGTTTGTTAGGCCTGTTTTATATATCAATTCATTCAACCATAACTCACCATCTTGCATAAATACTTCTAACAATCCCGTTTCGTCGTTTGTAAAGCCAAAATCAAGCCCGTAGGCGATTAATTTTGCATCCTTTGGTATATTTTCACATACAAACCAATTGCGTAGCACTAAGCCCTCTATTTTGCCTGTGAGTCCACGTGCATAAACCTTATACAATTCTTCATCTTCATATTTAAGCCTTTCAATTGCTTGGTGTAAATCTTCGCTTATAAAAGGGTTGTGCCTATGATCTGAAATATATAGTTGAACTGATGGGTATAAATCTTTGTTGTTAAGTACAAATTGATGCACCCAAAATTCAGAACTTGGGTTATAATCTAAAAATGTTTGTTTGTTGGTTCTTAACTGGAGTTGCTTAAATATGTTGTAATAAATGCCGTTTGCCTCATTTATGAAAAGATAATCGCGTTTACCCGAGTGAGCGTCTTGTTCATCCTCGTATGATTTAAACTCAATCATTGAACCGTTAGTAAACCATAATTCACGATCTGATTTATTGTATCTATCAATGAATGTTTTTAAAATTGGAGAGGCTCTTATTATTCGGGTAATATCCCGTATTGGGCCAGCTTTTAAGTTTGGAACATCTTGCCCTACAACTGTTATAATTAAGTTCGATGTTTCAATTGCTATACATGACAATAGTTGCATTATAGCGTATGTCTTGCCTGAACTTGTACCGCCTTGCGAAACTATAATTTTAGCCTCGCATTCTCGCATAGCACTAAATAAAGGGCTTGTTTCAAACATAAATTAAAGGTCTACTTCCTTTTCTGAACTGGCTAATTTAACATCTGTATAAACAACCGTAACTATGGGGTTAATTCTTTCGCCATCGCTTGTCATGTCTATTTCCTGTTTAGGTGCACCGTATGCACTATCAATTATAAACTTAGCGGCCGGTGTATCTTTATCTGTAATAGCCTTGTCTGCCTGAATAATATAAATCATTTCTTCAGTGGTCATGCTATTATCAATTTCAGGGTACAGCTTTTTTAACTCCTCTAATTCCTTTGTAGGGTAAACTCTTGTCAATGCTAATATTTTACGAGCTATTGTGTTTCTGTTTTGAACACCGGCTTTTCTCCCCTTTTCTTCGGGTTGTGTTTCGGAGGTGAATCTATTACCTATTGAATTGCCTTTTTGAAATCCTTTTACACCTGGTGGCATATAATGTTGAATTAATGTTGTATAGGTATCAAAATTAAACATTATTTATTTTAATAAAAAAATCCAATTAGGTTTTTAATTCTAATTGGATTTACGTAAAAAGTATTTGTTCGCTAATTGGTAAGGGTTAAAGTTGCGACAAACCACTTACTATTTATGCTATTTAATAAAACCATTGCGTGACAAGCATCAATTTTATCTTAACAAAGATATAAATTATTTTTATTTATTACTTTTAAATATTTTGGCCTTTATATCGATTATAAAGCACTCAATTTTGCTGGCTAACTTGTTATACCATTTTGATTTTAAATCGTCGTAGCAAGCCTTTGTTACCCTTAAAAACCTTTGTTTATTCTCCAAGTCTTGTTTGGTATAAAACAATTCGCTTTTTACTTCTCTAAGTTCTGATTTTAATTTTGATATATTTTCGTTCAATGGATTTAGGTCTGGTAATTCTAAAAACCATTCGTACCCTCTCGAGGTGCGTTCAATTTTAAATTCAACTGTATTATTCTCAATTTCTTTATCGTAATCAAATTTAATATTAGGCTTCCACATAGCTTGTATAAATGATTCAGGCATTTTTACGCATTTATATTTTTCGTGTCTGTATTCCATTGGATTTGGTAACCCGTCTAACATTTGCCTTAATTGATTTTTCGATAATTTCATTTTTTTTATTTTCAATTCGTTAAACAAACAAAGCCACATTGAACTCGCTTCTTTGTGGCTTCAAACCTAAACCATAATCACATTTTTTTAATATTTTATTTTCATGCCTTTGTATTCGACTTCTAAAGCCCCTAATTCCTTCGCAAGTTTCATAACGTCTAATATATTTGGTTCTTCGTTTTGACTCACTATAGGGCTTAATTTAGACTCAATGGCAGGCAAAATTTGGTTTGAGTTGTTATCAATTTGTTCGGGTATATTTGGTTTGAGTTGTTCGGATAAATTACTTGTTACTTTTTTATTTTTAAGTACACATTTAATAAACCTTTTTGGATTTGCTGGTTTGTATGTTAATAAATTAGGAGTCGGTAATATTTTAGATGCTTTTTTATAAAGACTTTCCATTGTTGGTGAAATCTCATAATTTGCTACTAAGTACCCTAAGTTTTTGCTACACCATTTCCTTACATCTGAAAGTTGCCCATGAATGCCGCCCTCGGTTCTATTTGATAGCATATCAGAAACTATCTCTTTAACCTCATGGTTTGAATACCCCCACATTATAGGGTGGTATAAATAAGACAGTTCTTCCGCCGTCCATGATTTGTGTTTTGAGTTCATTTTTATTTATTAATTTAAAATTCGTTCGTTTTAATTTTTAACTTCTTTTATTCCTTTCTTTCCATTCAGCTAAACCGTTTCGCTTGAAGTTGCTTTGAACTTGCTTAACTTCTTCTCGTTCGGATGCTGTCTTTTTGAATACACTTCTATCGATGTTTACAGGCAGTGAATGCGGCCCTTGGTTTACATCGTAAAGGGCTATGCTTCTTTGTTCGATGTTTTGGATTTGATGTTTTGAGTGATACATTATTTTTGTTTTTTTTTTAAGTCGTTAATGTTTTATTATTGAATTTGAATGTGAAATACAATGCAAGCCAAAGTAGCTATTGCCATTAATACTGCAAAGGTAATTAATTGTGTTTTTGGGTTTCCGTTTTGAAGTTGATTTAAAGTTTTCATAAATGTTTTTTTTAAGTATTTTGTTAATCCGATACAATTATAAATTTTTATTTCAACATACGCAAATCTTTTTTAAAATAATTTTTCAATTACTTTTTTTGACTTCGCTTTTAACATCTTCAACTCTTATTCTTTTCGGCAAGTCCCTTAAATAAACATCTATTGCTTGTTGTTGTTGAACCTTTGTACTATCCGCCATTAATGGGCTATAAATTATTGCCGCTTTTAATTGATTTAAAGCCCCTGTAAGCGAATTAAAATCTTCGACAGGAATTACTACCACTTTTTTATATTGTTGTGTTGTAGGCTTTGTTTAGGCTATGCAAGCCGTTGTAGTTGCTAATAATGCAATGGTGATTAGTTTTTTCATGTTTTATTGTTCAAAAAGTTTATATTTTTCTATTTTATTTAATGCGATATACCTTAATTCTAAAAAGGTGTTGTTGTAATATTTTTTACCCGAACATGGTTTTATATGGTTTAGCCAATGTAATGGGTGCATTGAAGTTATTTTATTACAAAATGGGCAACGCTTATGATTAAAACGCATACCCTTGAAATTATCGTCATTCGCTCTTGTGAATAGCCCATTACCCCAATCATAAAAGGTTTTCCCATTTTCAATTATATAACTCATTGCTTTATTGAAAATATTACTTTGTTAGTTACTTTGGTTTTGCGGTCGGCGTAAAGGAATGGATATTCGTTTAATGAGTTACCCTTGTATTCATTTACAAAATATTCTTTATCGCCTTTGATTGTTTGATTTGCCGATATAGTACCATTATAAAATGCTAAATTGTTAGATCCAATTTGCCAATAATACGGGACATACGTTTGCCAAATAACATAACCTTTGTTCCATTTGGTATAAACAGTGTCAGGCTTTACAATTAATTCCTGGAATACCACGGCAATAGTATCCGGTGCATAATAAACGCTATCATGCTCGATAACTGTTTTGTGCTTAATAACACGCCGATGTTGTGCTGCTTGTTGATCTGTTTGGGCGAATGCAGTAGCCGATACTATAAGGGCTAAAGCTGTTAGGATTATGGCTTTCATTATTACTTATTTAATTTTTTGCCGTCAAAAATAACGCTGTCTGAATACATAACCTCCGCCATTTGATAATTGTTGTTTCTATCGATGCCTACAATACTGAATATGGAGTCTTCCATTCTATATCCAGCTATTTTACCTTGTGCAAATATGTGACCATTTGAGTACGCTTTGTATGAATGACAATTAACGGTATCTGAAAAATATTTATTAGGGGTTGAAGACTTGCACCCACAATAAACAATTGCTAAAAGCAATATCGCAGTTATTATTTTTGTTTCCACGTGTTTAAATTTTTAATTTTTACTAATCGAAAAGGAATTATATAACTAATTGGTTTTTGATTTCTTAGTTTTTGTTTTAACTTTTTTAGAGCATATATACGGTCTTTTAATTGACCTGTGGCTTCCCAATATGCCTTTAAAGCAGTAAAATATTGTTTCTCCTTACTTGGTGTAATCCAAATATTATGCGACATATCAGTACACGTTAAGGCTAACAATTTGTTAGCCGCTGATAATATGCTATCAGCCCCCATGTAACTTTCTATTACTGTATCTAACGCTTCTGGAGCATCGTTAATATGCCATCCGCAACTATCTTTATATGCGGCCAGTTTAGAACCATCATGATCATTAATATTAATGCAAACGATGGCTTTTGTAAAATCAGAAAAATTGTTTTTCCCTATAGGTGTTGTTTGTGCTTTAACCGATAAGCATAGGATAATTAAAAATAGCGTTGCGATTGTTTTCATTGTTTTACTGTTTGATATATGATAAGCGCCATTTCAATGTGCATTTTAGCGTTATTTAAATCTCCTTTTTTTAATTCTTTTTCTGCCAAAGTATTTAAGCTGTCCGTTTTTTTAGATGCCCTATCTATAACCTTAAATTCATAGCTATCTATTAAAGGTTCATCGTTTTCTGGTTTATTGCAAGATGTTTGAATAACTGCAAAACAGATTAATAAAAGTAGTGTGGTTAGTGGTTTCATTTGTTGTTAATTTGATTTTCGGCCTAATGTTTCATCAATAAATTCGTATATTTTTTCAGTAGTCCATTCTTCGTGGTATGCTTTATGCCATATTTTCATTAAAGCGTTTTTAAACTTTAAAGTATCTTCATCAATGGCTTGCTTTGCTTCGTAACCTGCGATGAAGGCATTGCGATTTGATAAATTCAAATCCTTTGATATGCTTTCTATAATTCGAGGGTATTTTTCTTCTGCCAGTCTTTCGGCTTCTGTTGGTGTGTGGTTATTGCTCATTTTGTGATTCGTAAAAATTTTTAAGGTGAACATTTATGCGTTCGATACATTTGCCAATGTCTTCGCCATTTATATAAGATCGTTGCTCAATTACAACTATCATTTCTGTTGGATGCAAACCGCCGCGCTCATTAAGTCGTTCTAATGTTTGAGAATGGTTACGCATTGCAGTTTTTCTATCTAATAAGTCGAATGGGACATATTTTGGCAAAGTCGGAAACTGTTTAACAAGTTTATCATAA